TTATCATACGCCTTGTACCAAGACGGATAGCTCAGCTGATGAATCAAGGGCTCACGGTTTGGCCACTCGCCTTTCTCCATGCAATCTGCATAGATCCTGATGGCTGAGTCACATTTCTTAAGACCTTCGGCCATCATCTCCTCGTCAACCTCGAAGAGATCGACTGTATAAGGCGCCTTGCGCTCTACAGCAGCAAACAGGAACCGGAATGGCTTACCGTAGGCTACTTCGGCTGCCTTAGCATAGAATGCGGCCTGGAAGTCATAGCCGAGCCCCACTACCTTCTTGGTAAATAACTCAGAGTCAACTGTGTCCGTAGTCTTGAGATCAAGGACAATTCCCTCCTCAATCAATACGCTATCCAGACGGGCCTTGCAGCGCACTCCATGCCAGTCCCAGTAGATAGAGACCTCATTGCGTTTGATGTACTCTGCATCCTCTCCTGCGTACCACTCAAGGCGCTTTAGACTCTTTGCCATTCCCTGCACGCTATTCCATGGATCATCCTTGCCGCCAGTGCTCAGGATCTTCTTTCGACCAGCGCTGGCCTTCCATTCCTTGCCTTCCTTGGTAGTTAATTTAATGTTATCGGGTTTCTTTAAGTAAGAACCATTAAAGGCATCCTCCCCGTCCAGGACTAAGCAGTGAGTTGCTGTACCCATCTCCATCGCGGGAGTTGGAATCATCTTAAACTTCAAAGCCGCCTGGTAATGAGCGGGACTGTCTAAAATCTTCTTTAAACTAGACTGATTGACTCCAGGCTCTTTCCGGTAGGCAAAGTCACTCTGGTTGTAAGCGATTTCAGCAGTCACAGGTAGCTAGGCATATTGCTCATTCTATCAGAACGGCAATTCCTCTTGCTCTTCACCAATCTCGATGACCTTTACATGCCAGGTGCTGTGTTCTTTCTTGCACTTAGTCCAACGAACAGACAACTCGGAAATGATACTGATCCGATCGTCTTCCCACAGGACCTTGTTGACCGAATCAAAGAAAGCTCCGACGACGTTGTCAATGTCAGCTCGGCCTTCGCCATACAGCTCCATTTCAACGCGAAGGGGCCCCTGCAGAGGAGGCCCACTATATTGCTCCTTAACTTTCTCAAGGAGCTCCTTTTGGTTTTTCTTGTAAGCCGCTGGCATAAAAGTGCCCTTGGATGTTACCCGAGGGCGAGCCTTGCTAAACAGAGGGTGGAATATCTCCAGTGTAATCATCAACCAGGAATGCCAGTACCGCTAAGATACCAAGGATCCCGAAAGAGATCCCCAGCAACTGCAGTAAAGGTAAAACTGCAAGGCAGATCACTCGCAGCCTCCTCCGTCCTCTCTCAAGACGCAAGTGTTCCCATTAGCCTTGACTCCTATCAGAAAACCACGCTTTTCGATCACCTTGATGATTTCGTCGGGTTCCGCGTCAGCGATATTCCGATTGCGAAGGATCTCACTGACTTCCGCTTCTGACAGTTCTACAGGTCCAAGAGAAGGGTCCCACATGTAGTCCTCATCAGAGTCCCAGCCAGGCAAAGGTTGCTCATCAACGTCACGGGTCTCTCCATAGTAGAAGGGCTCCTCGTAGCCTCGTACTGCATTGTCGACCAATCCCTGGACGATGTCCTCATAAGTAGCTTCAAAGGGCACTGGCTGCTCCAAGGACTGAATCTCCCTGTCGATGTACCAACGCGCTTTTTTGAGATCTTCCAACTGATTCTGCTTGCGGCCTGCACGACTGATATATTTCAGAGTGTTACCGAGGTGGTAGTTCAACTCCCAATCGGCAATGACGTCGATGGGCTCGTACTGTCGGCCTTCAGCGTAGTGAGCAGGGCTGTTGATTGGGTCGTGGGTCATTTGGAGGAATCCTCAATTTTGATGTTTCTATTGTCTCGACAGCAGATTGTCTTCTTCCGTCGATCAAGGTAAACGGTAATCCCGCTTGATTTCCATTCTATCACTTTACCCTTGTCCCAGCCAGCACCGCAAAACACCTTAACACGAGTGCCTTTCCGCATAGACCTCATGGGCAAAGGTTCCTGCTGATACCATTCAGCTGCTTTTAAGGCAGAAGCTTTGTATTTAACGGTGCCATCTTTGAGAACTTGCATTAGTTTGGCTCCCTTGTCTTACAAGTAAAGTCGTCTTTAGCGAAAATCATGGCGCGATCGGTGTGATTACGCCAGATCTTCTCCGCTTCACTCCAGTTCATAGGCTTGGTTTTCTCCATGTTTGGCCATAGTAACACAACAAACTCTCCAGCTCTTTTGTCAGAACCTTCTTGAGTCTGGTCCTTTGCCCATAACTCATGTTCCCTAGCCTGTCTTTTTTGCTTAGCCCTACGGCTTTTGCCATGCCTGGCCATTAGCGACTCTCCCTTTCGAGGATGTAATGAGCCGGAAGACTGCCATCAATACCGGCAACAGCTTTTATGACTGTAGGCAGGTGCTTCTCTGAAGAGTTAAGCACCCAAAGATCTTCAACTCCTAATCGGAGCAAGCCTTCGGCCACCATATCGCCAAGAACCTCCTGCACAAGCCACTCTAAGCGGGTTCTGTTGTCTTCTAGGTCTAGATCGTCAGACCAGCCAGCAAACAGCTCAGAGGATCCACACAGAGGGGTTATAGCTCCTACTGCCTCGTGGGTGCGGATTGCTCCTCGGTACAGCAGTATTGCCCAGATAAACGGGCGAACATCGGCTGTAGTTAGCTCCGGGGTCTCGTCGAACAGTAACCCAAGACTGCCTGGGGCGATCTCGGCTTCTTCAATAGTGAATCCAAAAGTCATGGGGAAACTCCTCGGTTGATGTACCCATTATAACCATAAAAAAAGCCCCCCGTAAAGGGAGGCTGAAACATTCTGTTAGATCAGAACAAAGATTCCCCGCCACCAGCCGGACTGTCCCGGCGATCCTCCATGAACGTCACAGAAGCATTCTTAACATCGAGATATGTTTTCCCGTTATACTCACGCTGAACCAATTGGCCGCGCACGCAAACTCGGTCACCTCGCTGTAGGCGATCTACAACGATGTCAGCTTGTTTGCCATTTACCTCGCAAGTGTAGAATTGCCCGATCTTGTCGTCCGCACTCTTGGCATAGTAGTACTCTTGATCGACCATGTTGAACTTGGCGATCTTGCCACCGTTGCCGAATTCACGGACGGTCACAGCTTCGGTGCCTTCCTTGCAAGTAACCTTACCTGCGGTTGTGATAGCAGCCATTGTCAGTTCCTCGTAGAGGTAGTGTTGTTATTCAGTATATCAGCCTCTTTGTTTTTAATCGCAATCTTCATGACACGCACTGCCTCTTGGTAAAGGTTCTGGCAATGCTTGGGACTGAGTTTCAGCTTGCAGGCTACGATCGACATGCGACCGCGACGAGCATAGCTGAGCACAACATCTTGTGAGCGAGGAGCGATATTGCACTCGGCCATTAGTTCGGAGAGCATGCGAACACCTCTCTGGTCGTCGACTGGTTCGTTGTTGTAGAGCAAGTTCTCTTCGCCTATAAGCTCAGAAAAAGGTGTGTTCTCTTCGTGATTGATTTTGCGATCAAGGGAAGCGATGTCTAGAGTCCGGGCTGCAGCGGTCAAAGCTTCTAGGCCAATTCGTCCGTTTTTTAAATTACTTGGGCGACCGTGGCGCCTACGATAAAGCACTTCGGTCATGGCGTTCTCAGGAACATAAATCATTTTGTCGCTGCAGTTATGCCAGCGAGTCACAGACTGGAATATCCAGGTATATGCGTAAGTAGCGAAGGTAAAGCCACGAGCTGCATCAAACTTCTCTGCTGCACGACGAAGGCCAATATAGCCCTGCTGGAGCAAGTCGTTGGTTACTTCGGAACGCATGCTGTAACCACTGCGCTTGGCCAGGTATTTGCGCACCACGCCAGGGACTAGTCGCAGGTTGTGTTCTGAGATTTTGTTGATCACCTTGACGTACTCCTTGGAGCCAGGTGTCAGGGAGTCGCGTTTCTTTGCAAGGCGAAGTATTTCGGAAGCTGGCAGAAGGGGATAGCGTCCTGCAGCGTTCAACCAGGCTTGGATCGGGTCGGTAGTCATTTGCGTGTCCTCGTGAAGGTCATGTACAGAGTATGGCATAAAAAAACGCCCTAGTCAACTAGGACGCCATTAAAAAATTCTAAGAATCCGGTGAGATCACCACTGCTCGCCTTCGCTGGACTCTTCTTTTGGGGCAAACTTGGCGTTAAGTGTTTCGACTTCGGCTGCTGTTTTGTTTCCGACGGTCTTGATCCCTTTAGCAAAGTCGCCCTTGATGAGCCCAAGGAGGCCGTCGACTGCGTAGGTGCTGAAGCCTTTGGAAATAGCTGCCTCGCGAAAGGTGGCCTCCGTTGCCTCAGACCCCTTGACAGCCTCCGCAGAGGGGACCTGTGCTGGAGTAGCGGCAGGTGCGGCCTTTGGGGCCTCTTCAGCTCCAGGAGCAGCGTAGCCGTTCTCCATAGGCATCTTGGCCCACAGCTCGTAAGCTAGGCCGAAGTGCATTGCAGCCGCCATACACATGCCGCGACGCTGGGTGTCGGTTACATCACGAGCTGTAATCTTGTCGAACGGGATAGCGTTGTTGCGGTGGTCCATTACTGCTTGAGGCAATGCAGGAGTAACAGCACCAGTCTCCATGTTCTGAAAGCGAATCAGCAGGTAGGCGCCGACCGGAGCCTTGTGGAGCAAGCTGCCATCCTCTGCAGGAAGGTAGTCAACCAGCCAGCCCGGTGCGTTAACGCGCAGCAGGTGCATGGTGCGAGACCAGTTGATGTAAGCCGCGCTGAACTTGCCTGTTCCGATCTTCTCGACCAGGTCTTTGGTAGCGACGCCTGCAAGGTTGGGGAAATCCATGTTCGGGTCCTCGGGGAAGGTATTACCCAATCAGTCTATCACACCTTTCGGGTGGTGTAGTTCTGATTCCTCCAGCGCTTGTAATCCGACGGGTTATCTTTGATCCAGTGGTATCGATACACCTCCAGCATCCAGCGAGGACCAAGAGTGCCACCGAGGAACGACCAGGCCTCCAAAGCGGCATCTTCGTACCACAGGTAGAGACGTCCCAAAGCCTTGCCATTTTCCTCGTAGTTTCGACGCAATTTGGAGCACTGCGTAAAACCCTTGGGAGGGGTGAATCGTCGTTTTCGTCCAGCCATGGCTTAAGGTTCCAAAGCTCTTCCTCGCGATAAGTATTTTCTAAATGTATTGGTATATAGGTATAGCGACACCATTTGTCGCGCTCGTGCGACACCATTTGTCGTTTTACGCGACACCATTTGTCGTTTTGTGCGACACCATTTGTCGCGCATGTGGTAAGATGTGAGTACTTCGCCCCCATGCCGATGAAGCCTTTTCGCATCACTCCTCCACGTGTCTCAAGTCGCTTTACCCAGATCCCTAACGAGGTCATTCTTCACGAGAGTTTGACCGATCGGGACAAGGTGATCTGGATGTCCTTGTGTAGCCTTTGCCGCAACGGTGAATCCGATAGATTTGCCAGCATTGCAGAAGTGGCTGATTTGCTTGGTATTCCCACTCGCAACCTGCAGCGCTCGATCAAAGCTTTATCGGAAAGCGGGTTCATAGCAAAGCTTGACAATGTCTTTGGGCAGTCCCAGTACCAACTCAAGATTGACTCGTCCAGCCCTGTCAAGTTGACTGAAGAGAAAGAGCGCAAACTGTCTGGGCGCCAAAAGCTGCGCAAGGAGCTCGTTGAAGTCTGGAACACCAAAAAGCCTGACAACTTCCCGACAATGCGTGGCATGTTGCCTGAGGCAAGGCTTGACGTCTTGATGCAGCACGCTGAGATGCTGGAGTGCAAAGATCTGAAAGAGTATCTAGGCAAAATCCTGCTCGCCTGCAAGATGAACGACTGGTACAAGAAATTCCCACAAACTTTCGACAATATCTTTGGTGTAGGCACGCCTAGCCCCAAGAAGTTTGAGAAGACTCAGAAAATGTACCAAGAAGCTCAAGGTGACAAAGCAGAGGCAGCAGGCTTTGACAGGACGAACGACAACTCCTGGCTGGAGTGGTTTGCGAGCAAGGGGCATGAGTTCTCGAAGGTGGAACGTATCACTATGGAACGCTTCGAAGCCTGGAAACACGAAACCGATGCCGCCGCTCAAGACACGCTCTATGTCTATAGCGACGAAGAAGGAAGCGTGGTACACTGGACCTACAAGGAACACCAGGCTGGTGTTTCATACCTCCCCACTGCTAACTGAATATGAATTTTCCCCCACACATCCAGAACGCAGTTGACCTCGGATTGCTACAAGCCCAGGACGGCAAGATTGCTGGTGTCGGCAAAGAAGAGGCTGAATCTGTGTTCGGCCTAGTCCGGTTGATTGAAAAGATTCAGCCCACCACTAAGTTCGAGGGAGACGACACTACAGACCAGGAAGCAATTGTTTTATGCCGCGTCCTTTGCAGCCCTTCTGGGTTGGCTCGTGAGCTGTGGTCTGACCTGCGCATCGCAGTCGGTGTTAGCCATGGCCAATCCCTGCCACGCCAGCTGTGGTCTAATGACGCTTTCCGTTCCATCGGCGGCTTGATCGACCGGATTTTCAATGGAGAAGCCGACGGCGCTTCGATGATCAGCAAACAGCACTTGATCACAGCATTTCCGAATAACACCACTAAGTTTTGCTCTAAACTGGAGTTCGAGCAAACAGTTTCCGATCTTACGGACGACGGCGCCATGGATCGTTATGGCGACTCTGATTCAGAATGGGGCATTGCCCTTGACCTGTTGCGGCAGGCTCGCGCTCGCGCCAATTTCCTGGAAGCGCAACACCTTGCAAGTCAATCCATCAAGTCTGACGCCAAGCTAGAGAAAGCCATCGAAGCGCAGCAACAGGAACTAATGCGATGCCTGGGCATGCTCCGAGGCTCTGTTGGCAACGAAGGCAATGCTACCGATGCTGTAGAAGACCTGATCAACCCTCGTGACGGCAAAATCGCCTTCATTGATCAGATCATGAGTGCTCGTGAGCAATCTGCTCCTGTCAGTACTGGCATTCCTGCTATGGACCTGGACATGGAAGGCGGAGTACGCCGCTCCGGTGAATCAGCTGGTGATCGACTGTTCACCCTTGCTGCACGCACAGGTGTTGGCAAAACGGTCCTAGGTGTCTATGCTGCGGTAAACCTGGCTCATGGTGGGCTCAAGGTCGGCTTTATCTCTGCTGAGCTTGACAAGACAGCTATCTATGCTCGCATTTGGGCTGCAGCCACTCAGGTGGCAAATGACAATCATCACTGGGCTGCCGTCGGGTCAATCGAATCTCCAGACTCTTCTCGCGAAAACGTCTCCGCTAATATCATGATGGCGGCCAATGCTATCCAAGAAAACGGCGGCAAGTTGCTCGTCGAAGACCCTTGGGGCGCTGACGTGGACTCAGTAATCAACAGTTTACGTTCAATGAAAGCCAAGAATCCTGATCTTCGCGTCGCTATAGTTGACCACTTCCACGTGCTGGCCCGCCACAAAGGCGCTCCCACTTCGGAAGCTGCAATGCTAGAGGACCGGGCTTACAAGCTAATGAGCTGCGCCAAGCAACTAGAGATCGACTTGATCGTCTTGGCTCAAATGAATCGAGTTGGCATGGATTCAGTTGGCAAAGAACAGTCACCTACTCTTGACCAGATCCGAGGCACTGACGCCTTGTCCCATGTCAGCCATGCTGTTTGGATCGTCCGCAAAGAGATGGTGGACGAGAACGGCGAAAAGAAATGGAAGGGCAACCTTGAATTCTGGCACGTAAAAACTCGTGGACGTCAGGCCGTATGGAACGGCTCCAAGGTTGAAGGCGTGCGCGGATTCTTGGATAAATCCGTGCTGTCAATGGACTACGCTTATAGCGCTGTTAAAAAGGGAGGAGACATGACCTCGGTCCTGGTTTCACGCCTCAAGGAACAAAAGCGGTAAACTTAGGTATAGCGGTAAAGTCATGCAGAACTTTCTTTTTCAGGTCGTGGCGCAAGTCTCGGCTTTTTTTATTCAGCTCAACCAGAGCATTGCCCTTAGCCTTAATAGCTTGATCGGCAGGACCGCTTATGCGCTGATGACTCTTATCGACAAGCAGAAGCTGGGTCTTTACGAGCAGGTGGCTGTCACGGAAGGCGATCAAGAGTTAGCCCTTCAGCAAACTGAGCTAAATCTCTTAAACGCCGCTAGCCAGGTTCGCGACCACGCCCAAGCGACGGACGATTGGACTTCTCAGCACACTGAAGCTATCAACGCTATCGCTGAGGCATTGATGCTCCAGTTCAATTGGGAAGAAGACCACGTCAACCAATATTTGAAGGAAGTGGTCGAGTCTATCGATGGTCTGGAGTTTGACCTCGAAGAGTGATAAAATGACGTGAGGGCCGTGGGGGCTTTCGGGGAACAGAGAAGGGGCCTACGGGTCCCTTTTTTGATGCCTAGTGAATTCCGCGCT